ATGGGGCTTGGACGCTACCCAGCGCTGACGCTGCGCGATGCCCGCAATATCGTTGCAGACCTGAGGGAGTCGGCAGACAAAGGCATTGACCCCCGAACGCTGGCTGGTGGCAACAAATCCAAGAGTAAGCCAACGGTAAAGGATTGCCTGGATTACTGGAAGGAAAATTACGTTGACGTAACGTTAAGGGCTAAGACGATAGCGCTTTATAAGTCAACGGTTATAAAGCACATGCGTGACGCTTTTCCCGGTATTCCGGTTGAGGATATCCCAGTCCGCTTGTGGGTTGAGAGGTTTACCGAAGAGGAGAAAATCAATCCTCGCCGAGCCCGGCATTTATTGATACAGCTCAGGTCCGCCATTGGTTGGTGTACGCGGCGACAGTTCGTTAGCACAACCGAGCTCATGCTTTTGCAGCCGAAAGACATCGGTGTTAAACCTGTGATTGGAGAGACCACACTCAGCTATAACCAGCTTGCCAAAATTTGGATGGCTATAGAAAGAAGTCGAGGGTCAACTTCTAACCGATTGCTTCATCAATTGCTAATGCTGTACGGCGCCAGGAATAGCGAACTTCGGCTGGCTATAAGGGGTGAATTTGACCGAGAGGAGGGGTTATGGGTTGTTCCGGCAGAGAAAAGCAAAACCAACAAAATTATCAGGCGCCCCATTTTCTCCGTGGCAGATGATTTACTGAAAAAAGCTGAAATGACGTATGGGGATATACTTTTCCCAGGCGAGGACCTGAAAAGCCCTATAACTATTTCTGCTGCAAATAAATTTCTGAGAAGAATCAAGGACTCGTTGGGGTTTGGTGATTTTACTTCACATGATTTCCGGCGCACCCTGGCAACCCGGCTATCCGAAGAGGGGGTTGCCCCGCACGTCATCGAGAAAATGCTGGGGCATGAGCTTGGCGGCGTGCTTTCTGTCTATAACAAGCATGACTGGATTGCCGAACAGAAAGACGCCTATGATCTGTATGCTGAAAAGATATTCTGGCATATCAGGAAGATTTCTGGTTGACGCCCCCGTTTAAGATCCACTCCACAATAGCAGAGCGCAGATACTGTTTAGGGTAGGTCCGGACCGGTTTGGGGAAATTATAGCGCTCGGTGTATTTCCGGATGGTCACGCGTGAAGATACTCGGATCATCCGCATCGCCTCTTCCTCGTCAATCATTTCAATGTCTACCATATTTCCCACCTCACACTACAATCAGGCCACGACAGTGGCGCCACAACTCAAATTCACTATTCATCGATTAGCTCCTTAAGCACCAGGCAATGGCGAACGCGCAGCCAACGGTGCAAAACGCTGTAGGCCAGTCCATCACTTAGCCTCCCGGAGCAGGTGCTTGTAGGCCCGCAGCACGTGATGTGTTTTCCCGCTTAAGATCGTTTTCATAATGAAAAAACCGCTTCTCTGGCTGGTCATTTCAGTCGTGAGAAGCAACGCCACATCAACCGCCCGGTTGTGCCGGCGGAACTCAAAGACAGTGCTGGTTACCGTAATAACTGAAACCGATCCTTGATCTTTAAATTCGATTTTCATGTTTGATGATTCTCCCTCTTAAAATAATTATCACGGCAAGGCATAACGACCAGCTCGGGGTTTCCGTACATGCGGTTGATATGCTCATTAAATTGGAACCGTACTGCGTCGAACTCACCTGATGGACGAAGCTGAACAGGGACAAACTTTTCTTCACGTCCAAAAATCTTTGCCGGATAGCTCAGGTATTCCGCCTGGATAGCTGGGCTAACGCTAAAGTCCCGTGTTTTAGGGATGACGCGCTACAAGTCAGGGAAGCATCCACTCAGTAGCTTAATGCCAGTAATGGACAGGCGATTTAGGTGCTGGTCACGATGAATTGCGATCGGCTCCTTATTGAAGATCAGCTCCGTTGTTTCCGCCTTGACTGGCACGCAGCCTTCAAACTGGACGATGATATTTTTCTTCGTCCTGATTCCATGCTGCATACGCAGTGCTACATGACCGTTGGTTCCCTCGATGTATTTCGGGGTGATATGGACTCCGCACAGGTAGTAGCGGGCATCATTTTTAGCAACGCACACCAGAGCGGCGCGGATCAGCTTTGAAGGAATGATCATGCTTTATCTTCCCATCCGATAGCCTGAAAGAGTCCCATTTTCGGGTGATACCAACGGGTCCCGCGTGGTTCGGCTTCTGCCATCATTTGGCGGAATGCTTTCATAAAAGGTTCAAACTCCACGATAGCCCGGCGAGAAAGCAGCCCGTCAGGCGTCATAAACTCATGCGTGTCGGTCGGGATACGATAGGCGTTAACCAGGTTACGGCACTTTGCATCAGTCATACCGCTTTTAGCGACAACCTGACGGTAACCAACATACCCGGCACGCATGGTGCCGCGCTTAATGTTTTCTACCGCCTCCGCAACGGTTTCTACCTGTTCTTCGACCTGGTAGAGGCGTCGCTCCTGCTCAACATTCAGCAGGGCCATTTCGGCGATCAGCTCAGCCTGTGATTTTGGGCGGGATCGCTCTTCCTCAAGCTCTTTCCAGCGGTCTACCAAGCGGGCCGTGAACTCTGGCGAGAGTTGTGCAACCACAATAATACTGTCGCGCTTACCTTCTTCACCGGAGAATTTGTAAATCTCATCATTGACGGTGAATCCTAAGTTATTGATTCTTCCGATAACCTCAATTTGAGGATGTCGGATAACGCCTTTGGAAGCTAGCGTCTCAATGGTGCGCTTCACATTGTCGTGGCGTTTCTCTACCAGCTCGGCAATTTCCAGGCTGGTCATTGATGGCTTACTGGTGATCAAGTTATTCATCATCACTTCCCTCAGTGCATAACCGGCATGCCAGGCATGCCTTCGGTATGAATTTGTTCTATAAAGCCGTCATGCAGAAGGTTGAAACCCTCCCGGCCCATAGCGGACAGCCTGAATCCGGAATCATCGTCAGCAATAACCATGTCCTGATACATCCGCAGCGCCAGCTGCTGGCCAAGGTCAGGGCCGTATTTCTCAATGACGCCAGCCTCAATATGGTTAGCGAGAGCAAAGCGCTCTGGCCCGGGGTAGACACTTATTGCACCGTGCTCGCCGGAATAGATAACAGCTGTATCAACGCCGCCTTCATCGTTCGGAACGTCAACTATCCCGTTCTTCTCCCGCTCCTCGGTAATGAATACCGCGGCGATCAACCAACGCCAGACGATGATTTGCTTCTCGATGTTGAGCGTGATCCAGTTGCTTTCCACCGCCTCCATGACGCACGCCAGAATTTCTATACCTTCAGCGAGGTGTTTGTCATAGCGGCCGTTATCCAGTTCGCGAATGGCGGCCGAGTAACCGATCACACGGTTTCCAGATATTCGGATGCCGGCAGACGTTGGTTCCGGGTTAAATACTGTGTGATCCATTGCGTACCTCTACTGGTTTACTGGCCTGAAGTTCTTCACGCTCTTTCACGTAGCGGTCGTGCATGGCATCCCACTTTTGGCACCACTTCTGCATTTCTCGTTTGCGGGCCAGAATCCGGCGGAGCCGGCGGAGCCGGCGAACGGTGCGCTGGTGGGCGCGGTGGTATTCGTCGGTAGTTTCGCCACGGCGCCACATTTCGTTTCCTTCATGCTCCACAAGGTAATCAGGGTGGCGTTGCTTAAACCCGGACAGAGCGAAAGCATGCGATGTCAGAAAGTGGGCCAGCCAGCTGATGGCGGTACCGCGGCTAAAGCAACGCTTCATGCGGCCGTGACGAATAGCGGCGTACAGGTCGCCGACTGGCGTGTGGTGCTTCTGTAATGCCAGGTCAATGGCGCTGGCGGTGCGGTTGTCGATCATTTGTTTTCTATCTCCCGGTTGTAGGTGGAATGACTCATTACCTGCCAGTTCCGGCCGTCGTCTTTCGATAACAACCGCCAGCGTGGATTAACCTTCAGGCTGAGATATCCGGTGCGGTGCATGCGCCTTGCGTAGATGCGCTTCCGGCGGTATCGCAGCAGGACCTGCAACGCCTGCAGGTGGACCCGCTCAGGAATGCGAATTGCTGTTAGCGCCACTGGCTTCCTCCTGATTGGGGGCGATCACCTGATACCCGGCTTTCTTTGCCATCCAGAAGAATGTATCCATGCTGGCAATCAGCTCGTTATCGCGAACTTTGCGGGTATCAATTACCTGGCCGTTTTCAATCGTCATAACGACCTGCACTTTTCGTGTGTAATAGGGGGGGGGGTAAATTAGCCATCAGTTAATTTCTCCGCTTATGTATTTCTCTTTTGCATGAGCGATTAATTCAGAAAAAATGTCATCGACAATCGCCTTACCGGTTTCGGTCAGGTATTCGGTATGCCCGTTAATATCCAGGCTGTTCATATAAGTTTTTCGCAAAAAACCTTCAGACTCGGAACCAAACTCTGCACGAACTTGTTTTTCGAATCGCTGCAAGAGTTTCCGCATCGATTCTTCGTTAATTTCGATAACCTGTATGTTGCTATCTGGCATATTCACAGAAAGGCAGTAACCGCCAGTTTTACGCTTCAGCCTATGCAGGGTAGCAATTGCTATTCGGCGGCGATATTTTTCAAGTACGTTTAGTCGTTCCACCGTTTCTTTCCTCCTCTGCATTCATCCAGCCATCAATGTCAGATGAAATCCTGTAAGCGATCTGCATGAGACTAAAGCGCTGCGCATCTTCCAGTTGATAATAGTTTTCAGCTACAGTTTGAAGCAGGTGTAATAATTGCTCTGAAACAATACTTGCTTCCTGAAGCGTCATATTCCTGATTCTGCTGGTATGGGTGCTCACATTTACCTCCCGTATGCTTTACGAAGATAAAGACCCGCAATCACTTCCTGTCCGCATGATGCATAAAGCAGGGCGGTTTTATATGCATTGTGGTCGATAATGAATGTCATATTTAGCGACCTTTTTTAATGTTATTCACTGTGGAGCCAGTCATAACGCAAAGCTCATTGAGCAGACTGGTAAAGCGACCAGCGACACGCTTATCCGTTCTGGCTATCGCAGTAAAGAGCAATGTATTGAACTCATCCCTGAGTTGGTTGGCGTAAGCATCTGCGTGCTGTGCTGTTCTGAGTGCTCCACTTGCTTCAGTGACCACAGGGAAATCAACACGCATTGTTATTCCACAATTATCTTTTTTACGGGATGCAATATTCATTGCGTTTTCCTCAAGGTGAGCGCGGCCCCGGCAATTAAGCCGTTATTTAAATCAGGATTTTATTAACTTAATTTTGCTTTGATGTTTTTCAGTTCACTGCTAACCTTAACCGCATAATCTAATATTGCAGATGCCATATACATTGCGGGTTTACCATTATCTTCATCAGTGAAGTAAGTCTCATTATAAACATGCGCAAGTTCTTCGGGTTTTCTGGCGGTAGTAGTCGCGTAAAATACATCGTCAGCAATATCAGTCTCGCCCTTTTTCTGTTGGAGAGAGGGGGGCAGACGCCTTGTCATAAGCCTTAATATATTCGTTCGTGATATCCAGCGTTTTTTGCATCGAACGAATTAAACAAGCCATTGCGCAATCTATTTCCTGGTCCTCGTTGCTGTTTTTGTAAATAATTTCAAGAAGCACGGTATTCTCGATAATTTCCGCAGCGACAGTCTCAAGCATCTGAACGGGAGTTTTCATTTTTCCCTCCGCACTTTCATTTCTTCGATAGCGGCAGCAGCATACATATCAACAAACTCAATTATGTTTATGCCAAGCTCTTTATATGTAGAGGTACCATCAAGTACGCGAGCAGCACCTATAAGATGTGAAATGTTATTGAGAACACAATCAGCATCAAGGGGTAAATCTTCGAATTCTTTCATTTCTGATTCTCCAGCGAATTAGTACACGCAGCGGCTGCGTACTGACGTGCAAAATCGATGACCAGATCGCCAATTTCTGAAACTGCTTTATCGGAGCAAATTACCAAAAGATATCCACCCTCAAGAATAGTGCTGATATTTTTTAGTGCATCCGTTGGTTCAAGTGAAAGACCTTTGAAGTTGTTCATGCCTACGCCTCTAAATTCTAATGAGATAAAAAACGTTTCAATTACTTAAGTTGTAATAAGGATGGATCGAAAAAAGAATCCCGTCAATGACAAAAGTAATTTATTTTTAATGTTTTAAGTAATTATCTGTTTAATAAGCAAAAAAAAGACCGCCTAAGCGGTCTGGATTTGGAGGGGGGGTTAGGCAAAGCGCTTAATCGCTGCGGACTGCTTAACCAACACTTTTGCCAACACATGAAACTGATCTTCATCAGTTGAGTCGATTTGCCAGGGGCTATAAAGCTTATTATCAGAAAGCACAACTAAGCAGTTCTTTTGCATTTGAAGTCGTTTTATATGGATAGTTCTACCAAAAACAAACACATAGATACCATCCCCTTCAAAGTAGTTAACTGTTGTGTCGACAAAGATAAAGTCACCAGGATCAATAGTGCCTTCCATGCTGTCGCCAGTAACAGTGATCACTTTTATTGAAGACGCTGGACGATTCCCAAACATAACTCGCGCATGTTCTTCAGTAAATTCAATGGCCCTAATTGTTTCAATGAATTCCGAAGATAAGAAACTGCCGGGACCGGCACTAGCCTGGACATCAAGCAAATCGACCCTGTATACGCTTGAAGGTAAGGGACGATCAACATCCATAGGCAAGAGATCTGAGTTGCCGTCCTGCTTGGGGAGTTCCCCTGACGCTAACCATTCTGGCCTAACATTCAGTGCCTTTGCTAATTCAACGGTCTTTCTCGAACCTGACGCCGCCCCTGATGTTAATTTCCAAATACTTGACTGAGACATCCCTACCATCTTTGCCAGTGATCCCTGAGTGAAGCCAGATGCTTTCATAGCCTCCCTCAGTCTATCTGCAAAAGTATTTTTCGACATATCGATTACTCCAAAAGTTGTTGAAAATTTATCCCAAAGTGAACCTTAAGTCAAAAAGTAATTGAATGGCTTGCTCAGATGCGACTCAAACGCTAAAGTAATAATAATTACTAAGGGGGTTTTATGATTTCTCTGCCAATCGACATTGCGATACGTCGCGCCGGCAGTCAGATGGCGCTAGCAAAACTGTGTGGAGTTTCCCAAGCAACAGTATGGAAATGGCGGCACGGAAAAAAAGTAAAAGCTGAGCATGTGTTGAAAATCGTAGCTGCATCTGATGGAGAGGTCGCAGCGCATCAAATTCGCCCTGATTTGCCGGATTTATTTCCAGATCCTGAGCGCTCGACTCGGGAGGCGTGACATGTCACAGCAATCAACAGAAACGAAGGTAACTGTAACAGTTGATGGGGCAATCATCATGATCGCCCCGGTTACGTTATCTTTCGCCAACCAGTTTCTGATGCGCTTTGAAGGATGCGAACTGCATGCGACCTTCGGCGTCGATTCCAACACCGTGCTCGACACACCATCTGATGAACTCGGCTGTCTCAGCTTCAGCTTTGATAACTCGTTGACCGTTTCTCTCGACACGCTTAATCAATTTCTCGGCATCACGCTTCCAGTCGGTGTAACTGTCGGCCAGTACGTCAGCGTCAGTAAAGATCTTTTTGTACTCATGATACTGAAGTGCATCACGGAACCAAAAAATGCCTACCGCTTGAACCTTCATGTCGAACCTCCCTCGGTTCTTAGTTGTGGAAAACCAAGAATATCACCGGGGGAAGGTTCGGCACCAACGGGAGGATCACGATGAACCCAGCTGATTTTATCCGTAAGCACATTACTGCCGCACTGACAGCTGAAGGCTTCGCGCCATCGGTGGTTCAGGGGGGGGGTAGCAAAGGGACTGGAGCATTACCGCTGCATGTCTCAGTCAACCAAAAAGGGAAGTTGCTTTGCGGATTGCCTTTTTCGGGCCCGTCAGTGGGCTCTTGGGCAGACAACAGCAGCAGAGCGGAAAGCGGCAAAGAAAAAGCCGGGAAAAGGTGGTGGCACTTCTCCCGGCCTGTTCTGACGTTCAACACAGCATTTGTTTTGAAATGACCTCGGGGGAAATTTCATGAAAAACCATAGCAGAAATTTCAATTACAAATCAAGCGCTGACGGCTTTGTTGGCATTATCAGGCAGGAGAGCGCATGAGCAGTAAAATTCTTGGGAACGTCTGGGATGCCTGTGCGGCTCATGATGTTAAGGGTGCGAAGCTGATGATCATGGCTCGCCTTGCTGATTATTCGAACGATGATGGCGTTAGCTACCCAAGCGTAGAGACCATTTGCCGCCAGCTGGGCTTAGGGGAAAGTACTGTGAGAACGGCGATCTCTGAACTGGAGTCCGCTGGCTGGCTACTTCGTGAATCCCGTCGCAAGGGGAACCGCAATACTTCCAACTTGTATCATCTGAACGCAGATCGACTCGAAGCTCTGGCGCGTATTGAACGCGACAAAGTGACAGCCCTAAAAAAGCAGCGTTGGTCTGAGACTTATTCTCACCCGTCAGATTCTGAACCTTCAAAATCTGAACCGTCAGAATCTGGACCTTCAAACGGTTTTCACCCTTCAGATTCTGGCAAAAATGGCGTTTTGACCCGTCAGAATCTGACCCCAGATCCACAAGTAAATTCAAAACATGATCCATCAGTAAATTCAAAACATGAATCACAAGATACTGGCGCATCGGCTAAAGCCTCTGCACCGGCTCGCTCTGCAAAACAGGATTATTCTCCTGAATTCGAAACAGCCTGGCAGGACTACCCCAAACGCGCTGGTGGCAATTCCAAGTCCGGGGCTTTCAAAGCCTGGAAAGCTCGCCTGAAAGACGGGGTTAAGCCTGAAGACATGCTGGCGGGTGTTAAGCGCTATGCAGCCTACGCCAGAGTCACGGGCAGCATCGGTACACAGTTCGTCAAGCAGGCCGCTACGTTCTTCGGACCCGATCGCCACTTCGAAGAGTCCTGGCAAGCGCCGTCCGCTCCCGGAGGTGGGCACAACAGCACCATTGCCCGCCTGTCTGGTCTGGGACGTATGTCCGATGATTTTGGCGAATCCGGTGAAAACCTGAATTTTTGAGTGAAGTGGGTATGTTAAATTTGAATCAGCTCAAAGAGCGTGAAGACCTGAGAGCGCAACAGGCAAAGCTCAGCGATGAACTGGCTTTCGCTGAAGAGCATAAACTTCCCTGGGGTTTCGAGGGATGGAAGTCGAATCACACCAGCACGGTATCCTGTCCGGAGCATGGAGACTACGAACAGTTCACGCTGGTGGGCAAAGATTTTCGCGGCGTAGAGACTTTTAAACACTCCCGCTGTCCGGCCTGCATCCGGGCGGAGCAGGGCAGCGTCAAATCCAGCCTGCGTAAACTTCACGTGACCAGCCTGCTGGACGACGCGGGTATTACTCGCCGCTTTGGTGGCTGCGAGTTTGAAAATTATCTTGAGATCAACCCTGAAGCCTCCCGCAACCTCGCAGCCTGCAGGCGCTATGCCGACAACTGGCCAGCCGTTCTGGACGCCGGGAAGAGCTTGGTGCTGACAGGCAGCTGCGGCACGGGGAAGAATCATCTGGCGGTCTCTCTGGCGAAAAGCATCATCCGCAACCATCTCGCCAGCGTGGAACTGACGGACGTTATGCGTCTGACCCGCGCCGTGAAAAGCACCTGGCGCCATAATGCCGAAACAACCGAAGAGAGCGTACTGGATCACTACGCTTCGCTGGATCTGCTGGTTATCGATGAGGTGGGCGTGCAGTTCGGAAGCCCGGCAGAGATGACCATTCTGCATGAGGTGATTAACGCCCGCTATGAAAGCGTTCTGCCAACCATCCTGATCAGCAATCTGCCACCTGAGCAGCTGAAAGAGTTTATCAGCGACCGTATTTTTGACCGCGTGACCGACGGGGGACGGAACTACCTGGTATTCAACTGGGCCAGTTTTCGCGGCAATGACGGGGTGTGCGCATGACTCCCGTGTGGAAAAACGAAGATCTGGAAGAGGCGGTCATTGGCGCATTATTCCTGCGTGGTGCCGACCCTGAGGTACTGGATGTTCTTTTCCGGCTGCCGGCGAGCACTTTCTCGGTTCGTCAGTACCGGGAGATTTTCACAGGCATCTGCCGTCAGGCCCGTGGCGGTGGTGTGATTGACCCGCTGCTGCTTTGCGAGTCGCTGCCGGCGCTTCAGACCACCATCCTGGAAGCCACTCGCGTCAGCTGGGCGAAATCGGCGCTGGTCTCATACGTTGACGTGCTGCGTCGCAATGCCGGCGTGCGTGATGCTGAATCCGCGCTGGAAAAAGCACTGGAGCAAATCAGGAGCGCCAGCAACGGCGATGCTGCGTTGGCCGCCCTTGAAGCTGCGAAGCTGGCTGTAGCGTCCATCGATATTTCAGCGGATACCGTCCAGCCCGTTCATATCTCTGAACTGCTCACCGCGGTGGCCGATGAAGCGGAATCCCGGAGCCAGGGGAAAGAAGAGACCCGGAGCCTGCTCACCGGCATTGAGGAACTTGACGCGAAGACTGGCGGTATTGAATCCACAGATCTGGTGTTTATTGCTGCGCGCCCATCGATGGGTAAAACCGAACTGGCACTGGATATCATCGATAAAGTATCTGCTCAGGGGCATGGCGTGCTGTTTTTCAGCATGGAGATGTCCGATATCCAGATCGCCAAACGCATGGTATCCGCCGCCGGCGGCATGTCGATGTCCCGCCTGAAAGCCGTGGATAAATTCGAGGACGAGGACTGGGCGCGGTTCTTTAACGGCATGGAACGTATGGCCACCCGCAATATCTGGATCACCGACGCCACCGGCCTGACTATCGACCAGATACAGCAAACCGCCACGCGCTACCAGATAGCGCATCCGGAAATCGCGCTGGTGGTCATCGACTACCTGGCGCTTATCAAAATTCAGAGTGCTGCGCGGTACGATCTGGCCGTTGGCGAAGTATCCAAGGGGCTTAAAAACCTGGCTAAATCCAATAAAACCCCCGTCCTTGCGCTGAGCCAGCTGTCGCGTGGTGTCGAATCCAGACCAAATAAGCGGCCAATGAACTCCGATATGAAAAACTCGGGGGAAATTGAGGCTGATGCTGACTTGATCCTGATGTTGTACCGAGATGAGGTTTATAACCCAGAATCGCCAGCAAAGGGTATTGCCGAAATCAACGTGACAAAACAGCGTAATGGAGAGCTGGGGACCATCTATCGTCGATTCTACAACGGTCATTTCCTGCCAATTGATCAGGAGGAAGCTCGCCAACGCTCAACGCCGCAACCAAAGGCACATCAACGCCGTTACACGAAAGGGAGCCGGGCTGGCCATGAAGATTTTTAACATTACACCAATGGGCAAGCCGAGGATGACCCGGGCAGACAAATGGAAACAGCGGGAAGTGGTCATGCGCTACCGGGCATTCTGCGATGAGGTCCGTCTGAAGAACGTTGCTATGCCGGAGCAGGGCGGACACATAACCTTCGTGGTTCCCATGCCAAAGAGCTGGAGCCAGAAGAAGCGAGTAACGATGAACGGACAGGCACACCAGCAGAAACCAGACGCCGATAACATGATCAAAGCGCTGATGGATGCTCTGTTTACTGATGACGCACATATCTGGGACTTTCGTGTAACAAAAGTCTGGGGTGAATCCGGACAAATTTTAATTTCTGATATCGGAGAAGTGGCCGCATGAAACTGGAAGCATCGTTAAAGCATTTCAGCCCGCAGGGGATGCATATCAGCGACGACGTGAAAAGCACATCACCGAATCGCCTGAACGGAACAGACGTCATGACCGGGATCGGGGTGACCAGCAGTCGGGCGCGGTTCGGTCTGGCGGCATTCTTCGGTAAGGCTGGCATCAGTAAAACCGATGAGCAGCTGACAGTTCAGGCGCTGGCGCGACATGCCATTGATACAGCCCCTAAAAACGTGCGAAAGGCAGCGGGTAAGGCTCTGGGGCGCTGCTGCCTGATTCTGGCGCAATTTGCCTTTGCAGAGTATTCCCGCTCAGCTGAAACAACCGGGATCTGCACGGCATGCGAGGGGGCTGGTTTAACCAAATCAGTTGAGGAGGTTGTTAAGCACCCCGGAATATACAAAAGCGACGGCGAGGAAATTGTCGCCCCGATTATCAGGCAGGAGATAGTATTACGGCAGTGCGTTGTATGCGGTGGGAAGGGGGCCATTAACGCCCGCTGCCGCTGCGGTGGCTCTGGACAGGTTCTGGATCGAAAAGAGACCAAAGAGCAGGGGGTGCCGGTTTATAAAACCTGTGAGCGCTGTTCGGGAAATGGTTTTTCAACGATGCCGTCTACGGCTGCGTACAAAGCGATTCTGACGCTCATTCCAGACCTGCACGTCAGAACATGGACCCGTAACTGGAAACCCTTCTGTGATGCGCTGGTGGACGTATGCTGGAAGGAAGAGCGCCATGCTGATAAGGAATTTCAAAAAGCGACCGATTTTTAAAACAATGGCGACAATATTTTGCTTTTTCGGTGCATAAGACTTGATTTTGTCCGAAGTTGTCGTGTATGCTTCTAATCATGGATGCGTACATCCAAATGAAACTGACTATCAACCCTGCCACTCGGCGGGGTTTTTGCTTTCCGGCGATCCGACAGGGGTATTCGCGAGATGCATTGCATCAGTACCCCTGTCACATCGTCGTATAGCAGAAAATGAAAACCAATAAGCCTCAGCACTCGCTGGGGCTTTTCTATTTCAGGCTCACGGGAATCATCCTCGACGCGTGTTGTTGTTAATCCAGCCCGTGAAGCCTGACCTTTTCAAACACACAGCGCCATCCGTCATCAACGGAGGTGAGGCTATGACCAGAATGAGCACCATATACAGCAGACTCTCATACGGTACCGGGACCGCATTAACGGGCTGCGGTGCTATAGCAAAGGCATATGCCGACGTATCGAAAACAGAGGTATGGATTTTGGCCGACAAAGTGGCAGGTATGAGCCTGAGTGACTGGGCGATCGTTGTCGGTATTGCATGCACTGTTATTACCTGCGGCGTTAACTGGTATTACCGGCGAAAGGAACGGGAGGATCGGCTGAATGGCTATGTCACCAAAGCTGAGGAATAGCGTTATTGCTGCTGTCGGCGGCGGTGCTATTGCCATTGCGTCAGCACTGATTACTGGCCCGACCGGAAACGATGGTCTGGAGGGTGTGAGATACAACCCTTATCAGGATGTGGTGGGTGTCTGGACTGTCTGCTATGGACACACTGGCAAAGACATCATGCTCGGCAAGAAGTACACCGAGGCCGAATGCCGTGCGCTGCTGAGTAAAGACCTGAACACCGTCGCCCGACAAATCGACCCATACATCCAGAAGCCCATCCCGGTAACAATGCGCGGGGCTCTGTACTCGTTCGCGTATAACGTCGGTGCCGGTAATTTCCAGACCTCTACGTTGCTGCGCAAAATCAACCAGGGCGACCAGAAAGGCGCGTGTGACCAACTTCGTCGTTGGACCTATGCCGGCGGCAAAGAGTGGAAGGGCCTGGTTACGCGCCGCGAGATTGAGCGCGAGGTTTGCCTCTGGGGTCAAAAATGAGCTTTTTCCTGCTGATTTTTGCGGGCTATCTTTTTTTTAATGGCAACCCTCTATGGTGGTTATTCATTATGCTTGCCATCTTCATTGGATAAGTCATTGGATTTTATTGACGGGAAAGCGACATCGGATGCCTTGATCAAAATTGACTCCGCCGGGAAGTATGTCCTTGCATCTTCGTTAGCTTTCACTATCAATCGATCGCCTTCCCTTGTGATGGTAAACGAGCCAAAGTGGACTTTCTTACCTAAAACGTAATCAAAAGCATAAGCATCAATGGTGTCGCGAAAGCTACGTTTTTTCCCTGTAAGTAAAACATAGTCAAAGTGGTGGGTTAGCTCCTTTAACTTACCCGATCCTATTGTCCCATCGATTATCGAATCCTTGATCGTCAGCCTAACCTCGACACCATCTTGTTGATTGGTTAGCCATTCCGGAGGGTCAATGTCGTATTCTGTGGAATTATTCCACACACCTTCAAGCGCAGCTGAACTACCGTACCAAACTTTAAATTTCTCTATATTATCAATAACTTTATCGCCATTTATTAAAACCCACGAAAGACATATCACAATTGCGGTTATGCAAGGCCACACAATATTTTTAAAGTTTTCCATACCATTACCCAGAGCCAAAAAAAGAGCAGCATATCAGCTTTAAGTTAGGAGCCATAAATGAACATGATTTGCTTCATCATCGCAGCGCTCCTTGCCTTCAATGGCAATGATGCGTGGCCGTGGTTTCTGGCTGTTGGAGTAATCATGTCATGAGCCGCTTAACCGCCATTATCAGCGCAGTGGTTATCTGCCTGATTTTTTGCCTCGGGTGGCTGGCAATGCATTATCACAATGCCGCTGCGCAGCAGGAATCCCGTGCTGATAACGCAGAGTTACAGGTGAGCAGCGCACAGGCCATTACCTCAAACGTCCTGACCACCATGGCTATTTTCAACTCCATAGCAGAGGCTAACCAGCATGCAAAAGAGCAGATCGCACTGGACGCATCGGGAGCCTCGGCTGACATCCGGGTTGCTGTTGCGAATGATGACTGCACTAATCGCCTTGTGCCTGCTGGCGCAGTTAAGCGGCTGCAGCAATACAAAGACAGTCTACGTCAAAGTGCCGGTAGTGCCGTTACCATTCAGCCTGACAGCTGAAACGCCTTATCCTGGCATTCCGGACAATATGACGTGGGGCGATAGTCTTGATTTAAACGTCAGTCTGCTATCAGCGCTGGGCCAGTGCAACCGGGATAAGGCCGATATCAGACAGGCGGAAAAAGAAAGAACAGCGCAAGCCGTTAACCCCATCAAGGGATAAAGAAGCCAATATCCGCTGGTGGGTATAGCACTAGTCATAACCACCTCAAACAGGAAATCGCAATGAAAGAACACATCGAATATTCCACATCTGCCCAGGAATTTAAATTCTCGTTGGACCAACTGGTGAATATCCGCATCAGTGAAGAGTGGGGGCAGGTGAAGGCGCGCTCTCAGCACGCTAACGGTGAAAATCAGTATTTCATCCATTATCAGGCCGCCGATAAATGTGCGAAGAGCGAATGGTTTGGTGAATCAACGCTGTCCGCGGTTGAAGATGATCGTTCGCCGGGTATGCCAGTGTTCGCTGCTATTGAGCTTCCGGAAGTCGAGATGGTAGAAGAGTAGGCATTACAGGAGCCATTCAACGGGTGGCTTCGATAATGCTGGAGGAATCTTATGGCAACGATTAGGGATTTATCCCGGCAGCTGAAGCAACTGCAGAAGCAAATCCCCTTCGCCACAGCGCAGGCCATGACATCTGTAGTGAGGGAAATTGCCGCCGCGCAAAAAGTTGCACTGGGCCGAAAGCTGGAATCCCCGACGCCTTTCACGGTTAATGCTGTGGGCTCATTGGGGGCCAGAAAGAACAACCTCCGGGCAAAGATTTATGTGCGTGATATCGCCGCTGAGTATCTGGATCCATTCGAGTTTGGCGGCGAGCATAAGCTGAACAGCCAGGCACTGCTCAACCCGAAGAACATAAAACTGAACAAATACGGCAACATGCCGCGCAATAAGCTGTCGCAGTTGAAAGCGAAGCCCAATGTGTTCGTCGGTGAGGTTAATGGCGTAGATGCTGTCTGGCAAAGACGTAAACCAATGAAGGCGAAAAAGAAACGCGCTAAGCGCTCAGCAAATGGTACGCGTCGACCGAAGCCAAAACAGCGCGCACCTAAGCTTCTGGTGAGGTTTGGCGATGCGTTGCCCGTAACGCCAGTACTGGGCTACATGGATCGTTCAAAAGCTATGGCAGAAGCGTTGATGCCCGGCGCGCTGAGCCGTGCCATCGCTGAGGCGATCAGGACGGCAAAATAAGCGAGGTGATGAAATGTCGAAACAAAGGAAAAAGAAAACCACAGAATCTGCAAATTCTGCGGTTGGATGTAAGATCAATTCAGCGTGGCTGAATAGAGTACAGCGCGAACTAATGAGTTTACTGGTTAATGCAGGACGTTCTTGATCATCTCTTCAATATTCTTTTGGTGCTCCGCTGCGGGTGAGTCAATACCTGATGCTATCTGGTTCAAGACCAAAGCGACTGTTTCCCGGTTATTTACGCTCTCCTGTAGCGCTTCTGCCATTTGGCGAAAAGAATCGGCTACCAGGCCCTTTGAGATGCCAGCCTGTTCTGCAAACAAAAGCGACAGATGCACAGTTGCGGCTTGCTGTGCGTTAAACATAGCTATGATGTTTTCAAGTTGTTCTTTGGTCATTGCAATTTCCTTTTAGTGAGGCGCCTCACCTGCTCGTGGTGCGCCTCTTGAAAATACCTGACCCGATGAGTGCTTTCATCATCCCCCCTACAAAAAATGGGTCCTTCCTGAGACTTTTGTAAGGCACGGGCATTGCGCGCCGCGGTGTTTTTGTAGCTACAACTTTTTATTTTGTGTCCCATGTCCCACCTCAAGGGATCGCCAGCCACGCCAGAGCCGGCACGGATTATTCCATTTATTCCACTGGGACATTCGTGTGGGACATTGCAAAAATGTCCCAGGTAAATGTCCCAACTCAAAAATGTCCCAGGTGATGTCCCATGACCATGATGAATCAGAGCCAGTATGCGCAGCACTCAGGCGTCGATCGCAAAACGATTGGGCGCTGGATTAAAGCCGGCCGTTTCATCGTGATGGACGGCGACCTGATTGATGTTGAAGCGAGCGATGTCGCACTGAAGAAAAACCGTGACGGAAAGGATCCGCGCGCATCGAACGCGAAGAAAAAGAAAACGCCGGCGGTCGTTGATGATGTCGGTGATGAAATTGAAGACACTGCCAGAAAAATTATCCTTACCGAAGGTGCCGATCTTACCCGGGAGGAAGCCGCGCGGGTGCGCGAAAACTATATGGCTCTGCTGGCCAAACTTCAGTATGAAAAAGACAGTGGCCAGACGATTGAACTGGTCGCCGCCGAGGAGATTCTTTTCAACGCCTTTCGCCAACAGCGTGATGCCTGGATGAACTGGCCTTCCCGGGTGGCACCGCTTATGGCCGCTGATCTGGGTGTGCCGGCGGACAGGATGACAGAGGTGCTGATCGAACATGTCCACAAACATATCTCAGTCCTCGGAGAGCCAGAATTTAACTCAGCTGAAGATTGAACGGCTTCAACTGAGTGTCAGAAAAGGATGGACGCCACCGCCGCGTATCAGCGTTCCGCAATGGGCAGATGACTACCGGAAGCTGGCGAAAGAGGCCGGGAGCATGTCAGGAAACTGGGAGACCTCGACCGTAGAAATTGCCCGTGGTCCGATGCTGGCGGCGACTGAATCCGGTGTGCATGTCGTCACGGTGATGTGCTGCACGCAGCTGATGAAAACGGCATTGCTTGAAAACCTGTTCGGCTATTTCGCTCACCTCGACCCGTGCCCGATTTTGCTCCTGCAGCCGAAAGAAGAGGCGGCAGAGCAGTTTTCAAAAGAGCGTATCAGCCCGCTGGTGCGGGTGACGCCGGTACTACGGAAAATCATCGGTGACTCAAAACAGAAGAGTTCGAAAGAAACCATCCTTTATAAAGCGTTTACGGGCGGATTTCTGGCGCTGGCTGGCGCCGGTAGCCCGGATAACCTGGCACGCCGACCTATCCGCGTTCTGCTGGCGGATGAGGTGGATAAATACCCGATTACCCGAGAGGGGGATCCGATCGCCCTCGCGGAGGAACGAACCGCAACGTATGGCCTGACCTGGCTTTCCGTTCGCGCCTGTTCGCCGACCGTTGAGGACGAAAGCCGAATTGCCGACAGCTATGCTGAATCTGACCAGCGCCGGGCCTCGGTCGTTTGTCCGCACTGCGGACATCGGCAGTTTCTGGATTTTTTCAAACACGTTCAGTGGTCGAAAGAGGGTGATAAACACCTGACAAAATCAGCCATGATCCACTGTGAATGCTGCGGTGCCGGCTGGTCTGAAGGTGAGCGCCTGCGTGCATTACAGACTATCCGATGGCATCAGACCCGGCCATTTGAGTGTTGTGGAGCACGCCATTCCCCGTTGCTCGAGTACGATCAGGCCTGGCGGGCGAATGACGAAAATAGCGTGGCAGCTGTCTGGAAATGGTCCGAATCACCGCGGCATGCGGTCTACCGGGCGATTTGTCCGGATTGCGGCAAAGAGGCTGTCGATAACCACCACGCCGGTTATCAGGCTTCCAAACTGTTCAGCCCCTGGCAGAAAGATAAACCGTCGGATATCGCGGGAAAATTTATCAAGGCGAAGGGGGATCCGGATAAAGAGCAAGCTTGGTGGAACACGCAAATGGGGTTGCCACACAGACCCAACCACGGTAAGCAGCTGCCGGTTGATATTCTGCTGGCGCGTCGTGAAGTCTTCCCAGCCATCGTTCCTGATGGCGTGGCTTTGCTAACTGCAGGCGTAGATACACAGGATGATCGTTTCGAAATAACGATCACCGGCTGGGGAAGGGATGAGGAGTCATGGTCGGTTTCCCACGATGTGATTTATGGCGATCTGGAAACAGATGAACCGTGGAAACGACTCGATGCATACCTGAAACAGATCTGGCGCCGGGGTGATGGTCGTGGACTGAACATCATGGCGACATGCATGGACTCCGGCGGCCACCACACGCAAAAGGTCTACGAATTTGCTAAGGAGCGTTTGGGACGTCGTGTCTGGGCGATCAAAGGTGAGTCTGCTCAAAGCGGCAGGCGTAACCCTGTCTGGCCGACAAAGCGCCCGACATCGAAAAGCAAAGCCAGTTTCCGGCCAATTATCATCGGTGTGAACTCTGCCAAGGATGTTGTGCGTGGTCGCCTCCACCTGGACCCTCCCGCACCGGGCGCAGCCGCAGCGGGTTATATGCATTTCCCTGATGATCGGGACCTGGGATATTTCAATCAGCTATTGGCCGAACGTCTGGTTTACAAAGTGACTGCAGGCCAGCGCTTCAGTGTCTGGGAACAGATACCGGGGCGGGCGAACGAAGCGCTCGACTGCCTGGTTTACAGCTACGCCGCACTGTGTGGACTCAAACATATGGGATTAAAGCTCAACGTTCGGGCCGCAAACCTTGAAGCCAACCCTGAAAAATTCCTGCCGGCACCTGCCGTACCAGAAGAAAAAATCAGCTACGAGTTACCCGGCGCGGTTATTGAAGAACCCGCGCCAGTTAAGCGTAAGCAAATTTCTAAACTCCTGCCGCAATAAGGAAAACCATGTTCAACCGGAATACCAGCCTGCTGGCTGGAATGAGTGATGATCAGGCGCGGGCAGCATTAGCTAAAGCCCAGGCTGCTTACGTTGACTTAGCCGCAGGGAGCCACGGTGTTTCATTTTCCTATACGCAGGGAGACGGAACACGCTCCGTGTCCTACCAGCAAACCACACTGTCCGAACTATTGGGGCTGATTCAGCTTCTACAGGCGTATCTGGGTATTGTCGTGAGGCCACGTAAGCCAGTGAGGTTTCGATTCTGATGAATAAAGTGCAAATACTTGGCCCGGATGGTACCCCGTATCGCGCACCGCGGCCCAGCATGCTGACGGGCGGCAGCCGGGTACCTTATGACGCCGCCGATTCGTTTAGTGATCAGCTGGCGAACTGGCAACCAGCGCTATGGTCGCCGGACAACGAAATCAACATTTATCGCGATCGCATTGTTTCGCGTGCCCGTGACCTGGTCCGTAATGACGGGTGGGCGAACGGCGCCGTAACCCGTCTTCTGGATAACGCCGTCGGCGCCAATTTCAGGCCCATCATGAAACCCGATTACCGGGTGCTGCGTATGGTCACCGGTAATAAATCCTTCGATTCAACATGGGCTGAAGAGTACGGCAAAGCGCTGGAGGCGCACTGGCGCACCTGGGCATATGACACCGGGCGGTACTGCGATGTTGAACGCAAGCTGACTGTGCCGCAGATGTTGCGCCTGGCCTTTCGCCACAAGCTGATTGACGGGGATGCGCTGATGGTCCTCCAGTACCGGCCTGACCGGTTGGGGCGGGGCAGGGGACGATATGCCACCACTGTTCAGGTCGTCGATCCTGACAGGCTCAGTAACCCACAGCAGAATTTCGACATGCCGAATATTCGCGGTGGCGTGGAGATTGATGAGGACGGCGCACCGATTGCTTATCACATCCGTGAGGCGCATATCGGCGACTGGTGGAGCGGTGCCAAAACTATGACATGGCGGCGTATACCCCGTGAAACCGCCTGGGGGCGTCCGCATGTCGTCCATGATTTCGACCATGAGCGGGGTGCTCAACACCGCGGCAATGGCATCCTGACGCCGGTCATTCAGCGTCTGAAAATGCTGGTGAAATATGACCAGAGCGAACTGGAGGCCGCCATTCTGAATGCCATTTTCGCAGCATATATAGAGTCACCTTATGATTCTGAAATGGTTCAGGCTGCGATGGGGGAAAGCTTCGATGACACCAGTCTGGGAGCCTATCAGGACGGCCGAGTGGAATTTCACAATGACCGCCGGCTGACCTTGCAAAATGGCGCCAGGATGCCGATTCTTTACCCTGGTGAAAAAATCACAACGGTTAATGCCGCCCGCCCTTACAGCAACTTTGAGGTGTTCGAATCGGCTGTGCTGCGTAATTTCTCGTCCGGCACAGGGCTTTCCCCGCAACAGGTCACTCAGGACTGGTCAGATGTTAACTACAGCTCCGCGCGATCTTCATTGCTGGAAGCCTGGAAGACACTGACCCGACGTCGTGATGATTTTTCAATGGGGACCGCGCAGCCTGTCCTGACTGCGTTTGCAGAAGAAGTTCATGATAACGAGGACCTTCCTTTGCCGTCAGGCGCTCCTGACTTTGTAGAGGCCCGCGCCGCCTATTCCCGCGCGCGCTGGATGGGGCCTGGGCGTGGCTGGGTGGATCCGGTTGCAGAGAAAAAAGGCGCCATTCTTGGTCTGGATGCGGGGCTTTCCACACTCGAAATTGAAGTGGGGGAAAACGTCGGCGAGGACTGGGAAGAGGTGCTTGACCAACGGCAACTGGAAATTGAGTCCTGCCTGAAACGCGGTCTCCCATTACCCAGTTGGGCGCAGGCGGACAAGTTCGCCAGCGAGACAATCAAAGATCCGGAGGAAAAGTGAATCTACCTCATCTGGCGCAACGTCTGTTTAATACGCCGCTGGCCCTTCATCCGAATAAAGCCGAGGTCATCATGGCCGCGGTTATGGACCGGTTTGGCATCAGCAGAATCGAATCCTCTCTGGCGATCGAAGACGATGACTGGTACGGCTACGACGACAAACGTGGTCGGGAGTCAAAATGCGACCCCGGATATGACAACGTGGCCGGGGTCGCCGTGATCCCCATCTGCGGTACGCTGGTTCAAAAACTGGGAAGTCTGCGACCCTATAGTGGCATGACCGGTTATGACGGCATCCGCCAGTCATTTCTGACCGCGCTGGCCGACCCTGAAGTTAACGGCATCTGCCTGGATATTGATTCGCCCGGCGGTGAAGTAGCCGGGTGCTTTGATCTCGTGGATGAAATCTACAACGCCCGGGGCACGAAACCCATCCATGCCATTCTGACCGAAAATGCGTATTCCGCGGCGTATGCGATTGCCAGCGCGGCTGACCGTATTTCCGTTCCCAGAACCGGCGGTGTGGGTTCAGTCGGCGTCATCACCATGCACCTGGACTGGACGCAGCGAATTAAAGACGACGGTCTGAAAGTGACGATCATTACCTTCGGAAGTCGTAAAGCAGAAGGCTCGCCATTACGTGAACTCTCTGAAGAAGCGTTCAATGCTATCCAGCAGGATATTAACGCGATGGGGGAATTATTTGTGAATACCGTCGCCAGAAATCGCGGGATCAGCGCGAAGGTGATTAAAAGTACGCAGGCCGCCTGTTTTATGGCTGCTGATGGTGTGGAGCTTGGACTGGCTGATGAGGTATGCCCTCCGGATGCTGCGTTCAGACATTTACTTGAAAAAACAGGAGCCTGAAATGGCAAAGAAACCGTTTAGTTTTGCCCACCTTATTGGACTTGGCGCGTCGGCTTCCGAAGAGGAAGACGATAAAAAAGCCAAAAAGGCGAAAGCCCGTCGCGCGGAAGAAGACGAGCGCGATGATGATGCGGAAGACGATGAGCGTGACGACGACGCCGAAGAAGACGAACGCGACGACGATGCGCAAGATGATGATGACGATCCGGATGCTTCCGAAGAGGATGATTCCGACGATGACGACGACCGCAAAGAAGGCAAAGCGGCTAAAAGTGCCCGCATTGCTGAGCGTAAACGTTGCGCCCGCATCTTCGGTAGTAAGCACGCTGCTGCGAACCCATCTCTGGCCGCCTCGCTCGCATTCAACACCGGGATGGGCGCTACGGCCGCTATCGACGTTCTGGCATCTACCGCGCCAGCTACTCAACCCCAGGCGACGCGCAAGCGCTCTCTCGATCAGCGCATGCAGGAAAGCGAGAATGTCCGGCTTGGGCAGGATGGTGAAAACAAAGCCGGCGGTAAATCGACACTGGTGAACAAAATGACCAGTCTCTACAACTCCACGAAAGGGGAAAAATAATGGATCAGTTTGGTCAGAATCAGTTCGCCCCGGGTATGGAAAGTTCGTTGTTTTTACCCGACCAGCTCATCGCCGGGACGCTTCAGCTTGTTACGGACACCGGCATTATTACCGGTGGTACCTATAAACGTGGAACCGTACTGGGGATGGTCACCGCCAGCGGGAAGTATAAACTGAGTGTGAAGACGGCAACCGATGGTAGCGAAACCCCGGTGGCGATTCTGGTTGATAATGTTGATGCGTCAACTGCAGATCAGAACGGTGGCCTGTATCTGATGGGCGAGTTCAACCAGAACCACATTATCTTTGATAACTCCTGGGCGATTCCGGCGCTGAAAACAGCACTTCGCCCGCTGGCTATTTTCCTGAAAGACAGCACTCAGGCCCCTGTAGCCACTTCCTGATTAACCCCTCTCACTCCTGATTTATTGCTTTAACCGGCAGGGGCTGACTCATTCCAATTTTTGCCAGCGTGCAGCTGGCATTATCAAGAGACTGAATATGGAAAATATTTTTGATACCAGCGTGCTGGTACAGGTCGTTCCTAACCTGAAAACCAGTCAGAACTGGTTACTGGATCGCTTCTTCCCGAATGTCGTGACCTACGAGACTGAAGAAGTGGCGATTGACGTTGATGTCGGCCTGCGTCGTATGGCGCCGTTTGTCTCTCCGCTGGTGGAGGGCAAGCTGGTCGAGTCCCGTAAATACCAGACCAATACCTTCAAACCTGCGTACATCAAAGACAAGCGCGCGCCTGATCTGCGTAAACCGATCCGTCGTCAGATTGGCGAGCGAATTGGTGGCGAATACACCGCCGCCGAACGTGAAATGTTAAATCTGCAGTTTGAAATGACTGACCAGATCGACATGATCAATCGGCGTCTGGAGTGGATGGCGGCCAGTGCGCTGGTGTCCGGGACCGTCACGGTCACCGGGGAAGGTTACGAAACTAAAGTGGTGGATTTTGGTCGTGCTTCCGACCTGACCATCACCCTGAGCGGTTCGGATAAATGGCCGCTGACCGTTGCCGCCGGCGCGACCAATACCCAACCTTCTGATGATATCGAAGTCTGGCAGACCACTTTCCTGAAAGAATCCGGCTCTGTCGCCACAGACCTGGTCTTCACGAATAAGTCGTGGCGTGCATTCCGCCTGGATACCACTATCAAGGATAATGCCATCACCTTCCCGGCGCTGAGCCCGTTTGGTAACCAGATTAATGCGGGTCCGCAGGTGATGAAGGGGGCTATCTATAAAGGCCGCTGGGGTAACTTTGACCTCTGGTTGTATAACGACTGGTTTATTGACCCGCTTGATAATATCGAGAAACCGATGATCCCTGATGGCGCTGTCATCATGAGCGGTGCGGACCTGATGGGCACCCGCGCCTTTGGCGTCATTCTGGACCCGGCATTCAACTACGGCCCGCTGGCCTATGCGCCCAAGTCCTGGGTGAAAGAAGATCCGGCACAACGCCTTATCCTGATGCAATCCTCCCCGCTGGTTATTCCGAGCCGGGTAAACGCATCCCTCTGCGCAACGGTGGTCTGATATGGCTAAAACAATCAAAACCGGGTCGGTGGATGACCTGAATGCGGAAGGCACCGCCGAAGAAGTCCTGAATGTTGACGATCTGAATGCAGGCGGCATCGTTGAGGATAACCAACAGCATGACGAAACAGACGGTGATTCAGTAGAGGATGCGGATGGCGATGAAGATGAAACCGCTGCCCCTGAATACGTAGTTCTGAAGGGTAACTGCATTCGCCATGACGGCGAGATTTACCGCGAAAATCTGCGTATTCCGGTCTCCGGTAAGGACGCAGAACGTCTGCTGGCTGCAGGTGTGATCGCCGATGTTCAGGTTCTTCGGCAGCGTGCGTTATCTGCTGCGCGTGGCGTGAAAATTACTACGGAGTAAGCGCGATGGGAGTGGACTGGGATTTACACCTGTTGAGTCCGCTACATGGCGTCTTCGGCGATGAACACGAGTACCGTCCCAAAGACGGTGCTCCTTTCATAATTAACGGCATTTTTGACCGTGGGTATGCCCAGGCCGCTGAAAACCTCGACGGGGATTCAGTGATCAATACCTCCAGTCCGATGCTCGGCGTACGTGATGCCGAGTTCCGCCAGTTGGGTAAACCTCAGCCTGAAGTATCGGACCGGGTGTTTATTAAAACCGTCGGCGGCCACGTCATTAATCAGTTATTCGTGGTGTCAAATGTCGAGCCTGACAGCCATGGCGGATCCCGCCTTGTTCTTAACGTGGTGAAAACACGATGAATGCATCAGCTATTCGCAAAATGGTGGTGACGGCGTTGGTCGGTCACACCGATGCTGGTAACCGCGTTTATTCGCCGCGGGACTGGCCAACCTCGGCAGCGCTCTATCCGGCGCTGCTGGTTCAGACGCCGTTTGATCACAAAAAGGCGCAGGGGCGGAATACGCCGGCGTTCACCACGGTGACCACCGTCCGTATCACTGGCCGCGTACAGGAATATGACGGGGAAACCGATGATGACGGAGCGATGCGGGCCGAGGAGGCGCTGGAGGATCTGCGCGAGCAGGTGGAAAGGGCGGTCATCAACAGCTACGAGCTCACCCGTAAAATCCAGAAGTACGCGGAAATCCGTTCGACGATTAACGTTGACGGCGAGGGGGAAGCGCATTTGGGCCAGTTGCTGTTCGAAATCGATATCGAACATTATCAGGGGCCGGAAGATTTTTATCCCATCGACCCGCCACCTCTGGAGGGGATCGATATCGCTGTCAAAATGCCGGATGGCACCCCGCGCCCGGGCCTCAGTATTAACCTTCAGGAGTAATCATGTTTGTAAAACCAAAAGACGGGCTTAGCGTTCGCTGCCCCGTCCGGGGGGAGCCTTTGCCCAAAGAGGGCGGGGAAGTTCCGGATAATATCTTCTGGCGCCGCCGGTTGAAGGATGGCGATGTCAGCCTGGTGCTGGAAAAAGGTGTGAAGAACACCGCTAAAAAAGAGGACGCTTAAATGACCGTTCCGTTTTCACGCGTACCCAATAACCTACGGCCACCGTTGTTTTACGTTGAATTTGATAATTCCATGGCAAACACGGCAACAGCCACACAAAGAACCTTGCTGATTGGCCAGATGCTGACCGCCGGCACGGCGGCGGAAAATATCCCGGTGAAAGTTTCTTCCGCCAATAGCGTGGGCGAACTGACCGGAAAAGGCTCTTTGTTGCATGGCATGATGGCGGCCTACCTGAAAAACGATACCGCTGCTGAAATCTGGATCCTGCCGCTGGCGGACGACTCCGGGTCAATGGTGGCCGCGAAGGGGAGTATCAAGATTGCGTCACAGGCGTCAGAGACGGGCGTAATCTCTCTCTACCTCGCGGGGACCCGCGTGCAGCTCACCGTGCTGGCAACCGATACACCGGCGCAAATTGCGGCGGCACTTACAGCGGCTATAGCAAAAAAAACAGATCTTCCGGTCACCGCTGCCGTGAAATCTGATGCGACCGATACGATTGAACTGACGGCTAAAAATGCGGGGCTTCTGGGTAACGGGATTGATATTCGCCTCAACTATCTGGGGATGCAGGGTGGTGAAGTTACGCCGGCCGGTCTGACGTTGACGGTGACCGCCATGACGGGCGGCGCCGGCGCACCGGATTTTGTGGATGCACTCGGCAATCTGCAGGATAAAACGTTCGATTTCATCATCAACCCGTACGACGATACGGCCTCTCTTGATGCCATGAAGGTGTTTCTGAACGATGCTTCCGGCCGCTGGGCGTGGGATAAACAGTTGTACGGGCATGCTTTCGGCACGACGTCGGGAACCTACGCCGAGCTGGGCACAAAAGGCGAGACCCGAAATAACCAGCATGAAACGCTGCTGGGCGTCTATCGCTCTCCAACGCCTCGGTATATCTGGTCTGCCGCGGTGGTGGGGGCTATTGCCCCAAGCCTGCGTAATGATCCTGGCCGTCCGCTGCAGAGCCTGCCGGTTTATGGCGTACTGGCGCCAGATCTGCAGGACCGCTTCGAACTCACTGAGCGTAACAACCTGCTGTACAGTGGCATTTCAACGTATACCGTCGCCGACGACGGAACGGTCAACGTGGAAAACATCATCACCACCTACCAGAAAAACAGTTACGGCGATGAAGACGACAGCTACCTGCAGGTGGAAACGTTGTTCAGCCTGATGTTCGTGACCCGCTATCTCCGCACAGCGGTGACCAGTAAGTTTGGACGCATGAAACTGGCTGCTGACGGGACACGTTTTGCACCGGGCCAGCCCATTGTAACGCCCAACATCATCAAAGCTGACCAGATAGCCGAATACCAGACGCTGGTGTTTAATGGTTACGCCCAGGATGCTGAAGCGTTCGCGAAAAATATTATCGTTGAACAAAATGCGTCCAATCCGAACCGCGTTGACGTCCTGTGGCCGGGAACGCTCATCAATCAGCTGCGTATTTTTGCGCTGCTTAATCAGTTCCGCCTGCAGGCGCAGTCAACAGATACAGGAGCATAAATCATGGCTGATACCTCAAACCGCCTGGCCGGTACCGCCTACGTCACTGTGGACGGTGTTTCAGTCATGGTGGAAGGTTCCTTTAAATACCAGCCGTCCACTGTTAACCGCTCGACGCTGACGGGTATGGATGGCGTACATGGCTACAAAGAAAAGCCGGTTGCCGGGTACATTTCAGCGCGGCTACGTGACAGCGGCGGCACCAGTGTCCTGAATTTTAACAAACAGACCAATGTTAACGTGATAGCCGAACTGGCGAACGGGAAAACGATTATTGGTCGCGCGCTCTGGACGGTCAACGTTCAGGAAGTAGAAAGCGAAGATGCTGTATTTGATGTTCGCTGGGAAGGCCGCGACGTTACGGAGAATTAATCTATGGCTGAATTAGAACGTACGAAAGTTATCATTCTGACCACCCCCCTGGAAGATACAGCGCAAAAGACACGGTATGAGCAACTGGATCTGAAGGCTCCTACACTGGCTCAGGTTGAACAGTTTTATGAAAAGCAGGAAGCATCCACCGCCATTGCCGCAATGCGTTTGCTTATTGCCCTGGTGACGGACACCCGGGAAAGCGTACTGGCGCCGATGGACTATGTGGATTTCTGCAAGTGTAAGGAGTATCTGCTCGGTTTTTTGAACTGGAAGCCCTGACCGCGTGGCAGGAGGTGGCGGCGGACGTCACCTTCTATTTCGGGTGGAGCGACGAACGGGCGTGGGGTATGACCCAGAAACGGCTACTCTGGTGGGTATCACAGGCGAACCGAATTAATAAACTGAAGTCCGGAGGTCAGGACGATGAGTAACGCATTCGATTTCGAGTTGATTGCGGACGACAGGGTCAGCGCCACCATTGACGAAATCAACGAGGCCATTAAAAACCTGTTCCCTCAACTGGATGAGACGCAGGAAAAGCTTAACCTTGGCGGTGATGAGACGGTTGATAGTCTGGATGATGTCGGCGGACGACTGGATAAAATGGCCCGTAGTGCACGGGATAACGTCCAGTTCATCGGAGATATCATTCCTCCACTGAAGATCGTCGGTGAGCTGGCAGATAAAGTGGCTACCTTTGGTGCGGCTGGCGTGGTCGGGTTCGGCATTCAAAAGGTTGCCGACGGTTTTCGTGACGCAGCCAAAGAGGCGTACAACCTCGATACCCACGCACAGAACACCGCCATGAGCGTTAAGGAGTTTTCAGCGCTTTCCGGGGCCTTACGCATTCTTGGTACAGACAGCGAGACAGCGGCCGCGTCGATTGAAAGCGTCTTTAAATCGCTGAATGAAGCAGCAAGTGGGTCCAATGCCGGGGTGGCGGGCGCTATGGCGCAAATTGGCGCCGAAATTGTCAAAAATAAAGATGGCTCTCTTGATCTTCTTAAAACGCTTGAGTCCATTTCCGGTGCGCTTCAGAAATGGAGTCCATCGCAACAAAAATCCTTCGCTAATGCTGTCGGGCTAACCCCTGATATGTTGACACTATTACGTGAAGGATCGAAGTATGCCGGACTTCTGGCTAAAGCAGAGAAGTTTGGCTTAACTATTGACCCGGAACTGAACAAGCAGCTTTCTGATGTCAATGTAACCATGAGTGAACTCGGTGCGGCATGGGATGGCTTAATCAACAAGGCAGAAAAAAAAGTTCTGAAATTTGTCATGTCTGATGGTTCCGTTAAGAACGGACTGGAAGGTATAACAGACTTGCTCGCCAATGGTGATTTTACTGCTCTGTCTCACGCTGTGGGCTTTATCAATACCGATGAGGCTGAAAAGTTACGTCGCATCCAGGGCAACAAAGATCTTTATAATAAACTGAGCCGTAGTGAGCGTGGGGCTGTTGATGCCGGCTTTATGACGGATGCTGTTCGTAAACGTTATGATGCCGAGTATGGCGCGATGGATGCTGCAGAGCGTCTGCGTGGTGATATGTCGGTGATTGCGCCGCAAAAAGTACCCGGCAATGAAAGAATACCTTATCGCCAGAACGACAATACCAGCCAGTATAACGATCTCCTCACGGAAGCGGGCGAAAAGTACGGCGTGGATCCGCGTCTTTTGAAAGCCATCATGAAGCAAGAATCAGCTGGCGATCCCTATGCTGTTAGTCGAGCCGGAGCTCGTGGGCTTATGCAGATTATGCCCTCAAATTTTAAGTCCACCGGGATTACAGACTGGACCGACCCCCGACAAAATATTTATGCTGGCGCACAAATTATGGCGGAAAACTTGCGGAATGCAGGAGGCAACATCCCGTTAGCATTACGCTACTATAATGGTGGCTATGATAAGCGTCGCTGGGGGCGGGAGAATGCAGCTTATCCAGGTGCAGTTTTGGGGCATTACCAGAAAATTATAAACGGCGATGCTGGAGGAACCTCATCTGGCAGTATAATTCAATCGGCGCAGAATACAGGTCCTGTATCTGTGAACGACATTACCAAATCATTCAAAAGCGCTATGGAAGATAACAAGCTGAAGCTCGAAATTACCATGGTCAGTGAAAAGGGGGATCGGAAGGTTTTTGAAAGCCAGAATGGTGGGCGGATAACGCTACCCATGAGCTATTAGTGATAGATGACAAAGTTTGCATGGAAGGGCAAACTATCAACACCCTGGGTATTAATTAAAAGGTTGGTTGATATGAGTGTTTATCAAGGTATCATCGTTTTGTTGGTATTGTTCGTTATTTGCATGATTATGTCTTTTGGAAAAGAAAAGAGCAGAAAACGGACCGTAGCAAGAATTATCACTGGTTGTATCTTTGTTGTGTTTGTCGGAGTTTTCGCGCTGTTCAAAAATGAATTCTCAGAATTGGATAAATGTAAACAAAGCTACCATGGGTTTTATGTCAGCGATTCTTTGTGTTACAACACAACAAATGTGTCTCATGATTATCTCGAAGGGCATGAGATTAACATTTCTGCAGTCATGTACTTATCCGAGAAAACAGCAGAGATCATAACAACAGATGGTCGCACGATAATTGTTGCCAAATCGCCTGATGGCTTCTCATTATTTCCGCAGCATTAGTTTCAGTAAAACTAACCATCACCACAAACCGCCACAATGTTGGCGGTTTTTTTATACCTGGAGTTCAAATGCCGATTATTCAGGATGCGATTTCTTCACTGATGGGCGGCGACGCCAGTGATGACTGGCAGAGTAAGTTGCGCCCCTCGAGCTTCAGAGGTGTTCCGTTTGCTGTGATCGCTGAGGAGGGAAGCCACGGCCGCCGCCAGGCGGTGCACGAATACCCTTATCGCGACACCGCCTGGATAGAGGATATGGGGCGCGGTGTCCGTCGGATTGTTATTCGTGGCTTCCTCATTCAGGACAGTCAGATGTATGGCGGTGGGGATGTTATTACCCAGCGTCAGGCGCTCATCACTGCATGTGAAGAGAAGGGCGCAGGCACATTGATTCACCCGACCTTGGGTGAAATGACGGTGGCTATACCGGAGAACGGGCTTCGGCTTTCCGGTTCTGCAGATGCCGGTCGTGTCTTTGAATTCACGCTGATGGCTATCGAGTCCGGGCTTAAGGTTTTTGCGGTTACCGGCAGCAGTTCGGCAGGGAAAACCGTTCGCACAAATTACCTGAAGCTGGTCAGCACCACCGTATTCAGTACCATCGCACGAATTAAAGGTGAAATCCGCGGCGTGACGCAGGCGATCAAAACCATCAAGAGCACGATTGCTTTCTGGTCGAACATGGTGGAGAGCACCACCAATGAAGTGACGAATGTCAGCAACGTTCTCAAATCAACGTTCGGTAATCAGCGCTACGGGCGCTATAGCAAGGGGGCGGTGGGCGGCAGCTCATCAGGGGTTAACGGTAGTATCTCTGCCGATGACACCGATGATTTTGAATCACTTTCCGCACAGGTATCTGCCAGCGCCATCATGGACCGCCAGGGGATTTTTGATACCGTCACCGGTCTGAATAGCTCTGCCACGGTTGATGAGTTTGTGCAACGTACTGCTGACGTTATCAACGCGATCCTCAACTGCACTGGCGGCGCGAATGAGCGGATAACTGCGCTGGAAAAGTTGGCCAACGCCACGAGTTCAGAATATCAGCCGTCGTCAGCAGGTGCTGATATAGCGGAAAGCGTCAATGTCCTGATTATTGTTCTGTGCAGCGCGGCAATGGCGGCAGCGGCCGCTGAATCAAACCCGACGAGTCGTAACGAAGCAGAGCAGATAACCCGCCGGGTTTCAGACCAACTGGATGCTGCCCTGCTGGCGACAGGTGACCGCGCCGACGATGAACTCTACAGTTCATTGTTGCTGGTCAGGTCGTCATTTCTTGACACCATGTCGGCGCTTTCAGCCAGTTTAAGCGAGCTCATGCAGTTCAATTCTGTGCAGCCACTCCCCGCGCTGACGCTGGCTAATCGGTTATATCAGAATGTCGGGCGCGCTGATGAGCTGATTCAGGAATCAGACGTACCGCACCCGGCGTTTATGCCTGTTTCGATGAGGGTGTTACGACAATGAGCGATGATCTGGATGTAGTAACGCTGACAGTCGGTGACAAAAAAATAGAGGGCTGGGATTCAGTCCGCGTAACGCGATCTGTTGAGCGCTTCCCGTCTGATTTTAGCCTGGGCCTTCTGGACTATTACCCGGGCACCCACGAAAAACAGCTGGTGGTGGAGGGGGCACCCTGTGAGGTTCATTTCGGTGAGGACCCTGTGATAACGGGTTATGTTGACAACTGGGAACCCGCGATAACGAGAGCCCGGCATGAGGTACAGGCGAACGGACGCAGCAAATGTCAGGATCTGGTGGACTGTTCTGCCGAGTGGCCTAACAACGTCATCAACCGAAGTAATGCGCTGAATATCGCTTCCCGTCTGGCTTCATGGTACGGCATTAAAGTTTCATCCGATGTGGATGATTTGGTGGAGGTACCCCAGTTCACGATTAACTGGGGGGAATCGCCACAGGAGATCATCGAACGAGTATCCAGGTGGTCGGCGCTGCTTTATTACGATTTGCCCGACGGTAACCTGCTGCTTACCCGCGTAGGCTCCCGTCGGGCGGCCAGTGGAGTGGCGGAAGGGGAGAACGTCGAGCAGGCGTACTACCGAGCAGATATGTCGGAACGATTCTCTGACTATGTTGGGGTCTCGATGAGCGTTTCGCCGATCGCCGGATTTTCTCCGGATACAGCCTATGACTCGGTGACGCTGGCGACCGCCCGGGATCCCGAAGCGGCCAGCATGCGATACCGCAAACGTATCGTTATCGTTGAAAGCACGCTGATGGCGTCGCAGCAGGCGCAGCGCGCCATCGACTGGGAGATGAACCGCCGGTACGGCCGCTCGAAGCTGTTAAGCGTCACGGTAGATAGCTGGCGGGATAAGGCAGGAAAGTTGTGGGAGCCAAATACGCTGATCCCGGTGAATCTCCCCACACTCAGGTTACCAGACACTGAATTGCTGATAGCCGAAGTCACATTTATGCGGGACAGCGATGGTACGCATGCCCGGTTGACGCTGATGCCGCCAGAGGCGTTTGCGGTGCAACCCTATGCATTTTACCAGCAGATAGCAGGATTCAGCCAATGAACCAGTTTCGACATATTGCAAACCGTATTGCCAGCATGCTGGGCGTGGGGCGAATCACCGCAATGAATGACTCCGGGGCAACCCAGTCAGTGCAGTATCAGACCCCACTTGAGGTCGCCAGCGCACACCGACTGGCTGAATTTGGCTTTTCTTCCGGACTGCCTGCCGGCACGGATGTTGTGCTGGCGTTCCTGGGTGGTGATCGTTCGAGCCCAGTGGTTATCGCGACGAACCATCAGGGGTTTCGCCATGCCGACCTTCAGCCGGGGGAGACGGTTGTTTATAACCAGTGGGGGCTGTACGTCCATTTGACGGAGAACGGTATCAGCGTTGATGCGAAAGGCCAGGACGTCACCGTCAATAACGCAAAGAATCTGACAGCTACCGCGACAGAACAGGTGAAACTCATTACGCCTAAATTACTGGTTACCGGTGATGTTATTGATAACTGTGAAACCAACGACAAAACGCTGAAACAGCTGCGGGACGCATATAACGATCACGATCATGAAGTGAAAGGGGTTGAACAAGGTAACGACGCCATAACCAGCGAGAAACCGGGGGAACAGGTGTGAGTGATATATCATCATTCTGGAATGTCGATGCGCTTCATGCTGACTGGCGTACCGATCCCGGCGCGCTGAAAACAGGTAACGACCTGCAAACTGCAATCATCCTCAGCCTGTTCACAGATCGCCTTGCCCGCAGGGACGACGCTTATGACGGCAGTGATCGCCGCGGCTGGTGGGGGGACTCAGACGCCGATACGCAATTGGGTAGCCGGCTGTGGTTGCTGCGTCGAGAAAAACTGACGACCAATGTCGCCATAAGGGCAGAAGAGTACGCAAAAGAGGCCCTTGACTGGCTGAAAGGCGATGGTGTGGTCAGTGATATCAGTTGCACAACGCAGATCGTCATGCCGAACAGACTCAACCTGATTATTCGTTATCTGCCACCGGATGGTGACTGGCAGGAGAGCGCATTTTTCTGGATCTGGGAGCAAATAAATAATGCCGTTTAAACGAAAAACGCTGAGTGAGCTGCGCGAGGAAAACCGGCAGTTTATGCAGGCTGAACTTAAAAATGTCGGTGCCTTGCTTCGCTTTGGAAACCTGAAAGTTGTCGCGGACATGGATGCCGGTATGTCGCACCTGCACTACGCCTACCTGGATTATATTGCCCTGCAGACAAACCCATTCACCTCTACCGGTGAATGGCTGGCGGGCTGGATGGCACTTAAACAGATCTACCGGAAAGCGGCCACAGCCTCCCGGTCACCTGTAGCAAGAGCCACGGGAACTGCCGGGGCCATTCTTCCTGCGGGGACTGTTCTGAACCGCTCCGACGGTTATCAGTATGTCACTGATTCGGATCTGACCATATCCGCTGGAAAAAGCGGAACCACTGCTGTCACGGCTGTTTTACCCGATATTTCTGAAGACGTAAGCGGCGGTGGGAGCGCAGGCAATGCTGATGCCGGCACATTGCTGACGCTGGATGCCAACGTGTCAGGTATCGATAATACGCTGATGCTGATCGAACCGGCAACCGGCGGGGCCGACATCGAGAACGAAGAGGATTTCCGGCAGCGCGGACTGCAGGCATACCAGAACCCGCCTCAGGGTGGAAGTGATGCCGATTATAAAAAATGGGCGCTGGAAATTTCTGGCGTAACCCGTGTCTGGATAAAACGTCGCGGAATGGGGGCCGGAACCGTTGTTATTTATATTATGTGTGATGGCAATGACACGACGAATAACGGTTTCCCGGTCGGGACAGACGGCGTGTCATCGCTTGAAGACTGGGGGGCGATAAAAGCGACAGGCGATCAGGGAAGGGTGGCGGACCATATTTATCCTCTTCAGGCTGATACCGCGATAATTTACGTCTGCTCCCCGATAAAAAAAATCATTCCCTTTACGATCTCCGGTATTCCAGACGCCAGTGCTGACACTGTGCAGGCAATGAAAGACGCCATACATTTATTGTTTTTTGATAATGGTAATCCGAATGGTTCCGGAAAAATTTACTTATCCGATATTAATGGTGCGCTGAGCCAGGTCGAAGGCTCAACCGGATATGTACTGGAATCTCCCTCGCAGAATATCGTTCTGGATACAGGGGAATTGCCGTTGCTGGGTGAGGTTAACTTCACATGAGCTTGTACTCCGTTGACGACTATACCCGGGCGCTTTTGAGCTTGATGCCTACAGGTCTTGCGTGGACACGAGATGTAAATAGCGTTCAGTACGCGACGCTCCGGGCTTTGGGGCATTCATTTGCCCGTTCTGACGCTGACTCGCAGGCGCTACTTAGCGGAGGTTTTCCGTCAACAGCATTGATGATGCTTTCTGAGTGGGAAAGCGCACTTGGTCTTCCCGATGATTGCGCAATTGGTGAGACAGGGAGTATCAGTGAGCGGCAGCGAGCAGTCGTTTCAAAGCTTATCAGTGCTGGAGGGCTGAATCGGGCTTATTACATCAGTGTGGCTGCTGCTCTTGGCTATAACATCACCATCAATCAGTTTCGCCCGGCAATGTGCGGAATGTCCGTCTGTGGCGAGCCGATAAATGGTGAAGAATGGCCGTTTACCTGGCAGATCAACGTTCCGGGATCATCTGTAAATTCATATGCGGGCTCTGCCTTTTGTGGTGATGCCCTGACATCGTGGGGAGATAAGCAGTTTGAGTGTACAATAACAAAAATAGCACCCTCACATATTAATATTATTTTTGTATACGGACTGGATGCTGAACTGAATACACCAGCATATCGTATGATATTTGATATAGCCATGAACAGAGAATGGCCTGAATCTTAGTTATTTCGATATGTCATCACTGAAATACTGAACTTTAATGTAGATATTTTAATTTGCAGGTATCGCCATGTTAAAAATAAGTGACGTTGAGCCACTCACGGCCCTTGATGGCCTTTTTACTAACGGAAAAGTTGCAAGCGGTATTGCGCCAACAAGGCTGGTTGCCGAATGGTTTAATGCAGTTCAAACTGAACTGGTAAATGTTGTTGAGGGATTTGGTCTTACACTTAACCCGGATGATTCGACCCAGATTTTTCAGATTTTAAAGACAATATCGTCTGCAACTGTACCCGCGGGTACTCCTTCGTCTGCAACTGTACCCGCGGGTACTCCTATCGCATGGCCATCTGACTCCTTACCTTCCGCCGGCTCCTTTGCATTTATGCAAGGACAAACATTCAGCCTTACGGCATATCCGTTACTGGCTATAGCTTACCCGTCAGGTGTCATTCCAGACATGCGAAGCTGGACCATCAAAGGGAAGCCGGCCACCGGGCGTGCGGTGCTGTCTCAGGAACAGGATGGCGTTAAATCCCACTCACACACAGCATCGGCCACATCGACCGATCTCGGTACCAAAACGACAAGCAGCAACGGGGACCACGCCCACACGTGGGGATCGGCAATGCAGAAGCAGGGCGGTAGCGATCAGGAAGTTGGCAGCAACAGCGGCAATAACTTTGGCACAACCTCTACTGCCGGCGCGCACACGCATACCCTGGCTCTTGGCGCTCACTCGCACATCATTACTGTCGATGCTGCTGGTAACGCAGAAAACACCGTTAAAAACATCGCATTTAACTACATCGTGAGGCTCGCATAATGGCTTTTGAAATGTCTGACAAAACTCAGGTGGTAACCGTTTATCATATCAGCGACGATACGGGGGAGTTAGTGGGCGTTGAAGAATTGTCGATCCCGCCTCACACTGGCTTGCCTGCCTGCAGCACTCAAATTTCACCACCCGAAATAGCCTCCGGAGAAACAGCGGTTTTCAATGCCGCTGCGGGCCAGTGGTCCCTTATCGAGGACCATCGAGGGCAGATCGTGTACAGCACTACATCTGGCGAGCCTGTTGAGATTTCAGCGCTCGGGAAGTTACCCGAAGGGGTAACGACGAAAGCCCCTACTGGCAGCTATCAAAAATGGGATGGAGCGAACTGGGTTAACGACGCGGAAGCCAAACACCAGGCTGAAGTGAGTAGTGCTATTGAGCTGTTAACCGAGTTGATGCGAGAGGCAAACGCAAAAATAGCCCCTCTAAACGACGCTGTAGAGCTTGGTATCCAGACCGACGAAGAAGTCATGCAACTGACTGAGTGGAAAAAATACCGTGTTGCTTTGAGCCGTATTGATACAACTACCGCTCCCGATATCGCCTGGCCTGAAATTCCTGCCTGATTTGTTTCTGAGGTAATACTTATATGCCATTTTATTTAACGGGCAACCCTGTTCCGTCGGCAAGCGTGCTCGACATTCGCGATAACTCGCAGAATTTAGATCTGGCCCTGAACGATATTACATCCTCTTTCTGGAGTGATCGGCTCGGTCGTAGCCGTATGTCATGGTTCGGACTGGAGTCTGCGTTTACGGTAAAACTGAGTGACTTTGAGTCTCGTTTTTCCACACAGATAGTCGAACAGGAAACCACTTTTGATGCTTCCCAGGCTGATAAAGAAAACCGATTCCAGGCTTTTCTTGATAGCTCTGGTTACGTGTTCCTCGGTGACTATGAAGACGGTCCGTTTCAGTTCAGCGCCCGTAACCAGTACATCCGGTATAACGACCAATATTACCGCCTGAATACCACCACGGATGTCGGATTTACGACGACCGGTACCGACGCAATCAGTTTTGCGAATGATGTGGCTCACTTCGTTCTGATGGATGGTGATACGCTTCGCCAACACCTGGGTTCAGGCGACGGCGCAAAACTACTCGGCCGCTGCGCTCATTTCACCGCGCTGCGTGGGACAGAGCCGGAAATGGACCGGCAATGGATTACCCTGAAATGCGCAACTGAAGGTGGCCCCGTCATCAATGCGACATTTACACATTATGCTGAAGACACGACATCGGCTGACGACGATTATCGCTGTATTGTCACTGCCGGAGGTAAACGCTGGCATGCAGATGTATCGTCAGGCGCTATAGATTTACGTCTGGCTGGGCTCTTGATAGACGGGTCTAACTTTGGTCAATGTTGTAATAAAATTATCAGGGGCGAGTTGCTAAAATTGTCATCTGGCAATCTTAACTATTTTCAAATTTACACGAATATTTATGTACCATCTAGCCTTTCCCCGGTTGTCAAAACTCAATATAAAATCACTGAAAAAGTAAATGCACCAACATTCTTTGGATTCACTTCAGACGCAGATGTGTCTATACAATCCCTCCTTACAGGGAACACATCTTTTGTCTTCAGGAATGATTTCTTTCCTGAGCTGGGGGATTACGCGGCTGTCCCTGTGAATATGCAAGGTAAAATATTTTTTAATACCCCTGGAATGTTTGAGCTAGTTGGCGGGGGTAAATTAATCTCACAGGTAGCAGGCATTGAAGCGGGTAATATTAGTTCTGGGCAGACCGTACTTGATGCTCGTGAGTTTAAGATAGGACGTATTCGAGTGAGGGAGTTTCGATACGGTCTTAAGTATAATCCAATGGACACCTATATATGTGATTTGGGTGGTGCTGATTTGGTAAGGAACTACTATAACTTGTACTCAAACTCAGACAAGGCTAACTCTGGAGAACGTATAACCTTCCGGGATGGAACCATAGGTGATGGCGTTGCGGCAAATATCTACTGGAATACACCAGGGCAGAATGTCACATTCGATACTGTCTCAGTGGACTACTCACCATTTGTGTTAATATTCGGAAACCGGGGGCGTGGTAATAATTTCACATTCCTGCCGACGTGTCACGTGGAAGGGTTTTCCAGTGCGTTAATGTTACAAGAGCCTATGAGCACGGCTTGGGAATTTTATAAAAATATCGTTGTATTCGACTGTCCTATATCTGCTGCTAAGGGAAGTCAGTCTGAGTTTGCATCACGACGTAAAATATTTTTCGGGGCGTATGAAAATAATAACGTCAAAATTTTGCGCGGTGTTGGATGGGCATACGCGGAGTCGGACGACCAGTGTTCGCTTCTGGGCTATGATGACCCTGTAAAAGACACATGGAATCTCTTTGTAGATAACCGTGGCTGTAGGCATGAGCCTTTGCTGACAAAATACGAAGCAAGTTTGAATAATGGTTTGTATAAATTCAACGGTAACGATGGTGCGGAAGTCATAAGGGACGCAGCTACTGGATTAACAGCGTCGGTATCCGGTGGGATGACTGCAAAATATTCATCAGCGTATAACGGACTGACAACGCTGAAATTAACTGCTACAGCAGCGAGCGATATATTTGAGCTACGTAATTTCGATATGCTCCTGAATGTAGATTTAGATGATAATATCTGGTCATGCATTTCAATAATGATGAATGGTATCACGGGAGGTAATGTAAATTACCAGACAAAACTTTACCACTATAGTAACCCGACATTTACAACAACATATAACGGCTCAACCTACAGCACTGTACGCAAATATACATATCTCGGTAGTCGTGTTGGTCCTGTAAAAGACGTTACTGCATTACTGTCAGTTCCTAAAACTCCACTCACTACCGATAAATACGTCGGCGTGCAGTCAAAATGCCGGTTCTTGCTAAACTCCGTCGCAAGCCCAATTGGTGTCAGCGCTGCAATTGTTTTGAGCGGGTTTGTCGGAGAGTTGCATATTGTTCTCCCGGCGTTTTTGACCGAGGGAATTAGTCGTAAATTTATGTGAGGTAATTATGTTTTATTTACGCCAAAAATCCGCGGGTGAATATGTTTTATCAAAAACATCAACCGAAGATGACCTGACGGAAATCGTCGCTGATACGGCAGAGCATGCATCTCTGCTTGTTAATTCATGGTTGATAGTATCGGGTGTTGATTTATCTGGCGGGTATTCGCTGATGGCTGAATAAACATCCCGCCAGTAATGGCGGGATTCCTGAATCAGGAAACAACCTCTCCCCCGGCGAAATCATCCAGCGTCAGCAGGTACTCAAATGCCTGCCTGTATACTTCCACCGATGAATTGTATTCACAGTGATACCAGGCGGCACGGAACGGAAAGCGCTCCGTTTCATCACCGGAGGGCGCAAAGCTTTGCAGAAGAAACGACAGCATGCCGCCTGAGATGTTCAGATCTTTAATAATGTGCTCCGCATCCACGATTGTATTTCCGCTGTTGTCGCTGATAGTTTTCTTTAAATACATACTGCTTACCCCACAATAGACATGGTAAAACTCAGATTCAGTCAGTGACGAGCGGTGCCAGTCGCCCTCCGGGAAGAATACCTCACCGCCGCCCTGGCTCCTCACGTACTCAATAGCACTCTGAATGGCTGCCCCGCTGTCAAACGTCTCGTATCCCGGTTCCGTTGTTGAATGAGCGCCGAACTGACGAATATCCACCCGCAGAAGTTTATCGAGCGTGGTCAGTCCGGAACCTATGTTTTTAGTGCCTTCGCCTGAACCCAGGTTTACGCGAATAACCCCATCAATTTACAATCAGCTTTTTCAAAGGGTTACAACATGCTGATTGGCTACGCTCGGGTGTCTACCGGCGATCAAAACCTCGATTTACAGAAAAATGCACTGATTCGTGCAGAATGTGAGCAGATATTTGAAGACACCGCGAGCGGGAAGAACTCCCGAAGGCTGGGATTAAAGCGGGCACTAAGGCGACTCCGCCCGGGTGATGTGCTGGTGGTCTGGAAACTGGATCGCCTCGGTCGCAGCGTACGCGACCTCATTACGTTGGTATCTGAACTGCAGGAGAGAGGGATTCATTTTCGCAGCCTGACCGATAGCATTGATACCAGTACGCCAGCAGGCCGCTTTTTCTTTCACGTCATGAGCGCGCTGGCGGAAATGGAGCGAGAGCTGATCGTCGAGCGTACTCGAGCCGGTTTAGCCGCAGCGAGGGAGCAGGGGAGAGTCGGTGGCCGTCGCCGGGTAATGACTGAAGATGTGGTGGAGCAGTGCCGCAGAATGCTGGAGAACGGCGCTACCCGGCAGCAGGTGGCTGATGTGACAGGCGTGGACGTGAAAACAATCTACAAGTACCTCCCAGCGACTTGA